TCACCAGTAAACTCCAGTTCATACGGAAGTCTACCAGTTTGCTGCAGCTTAAAGCTCATCATACCAGACAAACCAACTGCAAACTTCATACGTGCAATCGTAAGGTTAGCTGTAAAGTCAGTTACACGTGGGTCGGATCGGAAGTAAGTCCTAGGTAGTTCAACATCAAAGTTGTACTTAAAGCCTACAATAACATCGCTAGCAACACTGGTAAGATCCTTGTTTGGTACGATAAAGTAAGGACCAGTACCATCAGAAGCACGCTCAGGTGTAATAGTAAAGCCAGACTCAACGAACGAACCAGAACTAGTATTGCCTTTAATAACAATAATAGGTGTCAACTCAGACACATCATTATAAGGAAGATAACACTTAGAAACCTTGGTGGCTGAATCATAGACAACACTCGAAGCAGTTGCATACAGGTCAATACAGGGGTTCACCTTTTGACCTTGGTTATTAACGATAATAGACTGTTCAGGGCTTTGGCTAAGAGCAGCCCTAGACAACACAAACTGGTTACCTTGTTTGGTAACAGCGTACATGTCGTCTGAGTTAGTTGTGATAAACTGCACGGTACCTGGCATTAACCAGCTAACCCAAGATTCCATCAGGTTCTCTTTACCGTCGTTGTAATAACGGTAGATAAACACTTCATTCAATCCCTGCCCAGCCATGGCAATCATGGAGTTCTGAGGACTAGAAATCAGTTGATCAACATTAGGTGAAATCCATTCTTTAACCACTCGGGACAAATCCAACACCTGTGGGTTCTCTTGTTGACCCCGTGTAATCATACTAAAGACACGAGAGTAGCCAGGTGTTTTAGTGATAAAGTTAAGGTTAGTTCCGACATCAACAGGTTCAATAGTGCGGTCCATCTCATAATTAGATAGGGCACGGATGGTTGTCAACGACGGTGTAAGCACACCAGCATCAGCAAACAGCACAAACTGTTGATTCTCGGAGAACAGAACAACACCTTGAGCAGTAGGTAATGCAGCGTGTAGAGCTGTAGGTCTAGTGGAAGAACAACTAAGATCAATTGGATCGGATTCTAACGTTGCCTGAGCTGACTTAAAATAAAAGTTATAAAAGTCACCAGACTGACTCATAATTACATTATCCTTAGATAAAAATCCAAGGCGGTTATTGTGGAAGAATCCAGCAGTAATTACGTCCCCTACAAAAGTAGGATGTGAATTAGTTTCCTCATCACCAACTAGTCTTTCTTCATAAGAAATTTCTTTAAATTCAAAAAAATCTTTTTTAGGGTTAATTAACTCATGAGGCATCGTTGAATTAACAAGACCAGGCGACACAGCAGGATCTCTAGTCTCTTCCCAATAACCTTCACCAGATACCTCATCATGGGCTACAAATTTAGCCCAGTAAGTATCGGCAATAGCATTTGTGTTGACAATTTTAACGATACGATCCTGAACTGATTTAACAGGCAGTCCAGATACTGAAGCTACTTCATCCTCAACAACAGTCAGAGCTTTGTTATCCAAGCCGCCTTCGGCGTGGATGTCCATGGCAATAGTACTTACAAGCTCCAAAGAGTTAGCAAGTTTGGTAACAGTTAGTTGAGCATGGTCGCCAGTCATGGCGTTAATCTGTGTCTCTAGCTGGTTCAGAATCGTGTTGACATCAGCAGAGCTAGGCGTAGTATAAGTAGCAGTTTGAGTGTTGCTGTTAATCGTAATCTCAACAGTGTACGTCGTAGAGGTAGTAACGTATTGAACTTCAACTGATGCTACACGATGAGGATCCCACGAAGGAGCTGCTTGGGTTTCAACCTCTTTAGCATTGTTAATGATAATTGAGGTATCTTGGACAGTAATAATTTTAAAATTATTTTTAGTACCGCTTAAATAACAGTCTGCAGCACTCAAATCAATATGAGTTAATTCAGCTGTTACATCAGCACTGGTTACCGCAACCGCTGCCGCAACAGTAATAGTATCACCAGTGACATAACCAGAACCTTCGTTATTAACATAAATTCTGGTGACAACACCTTCGGTTGCCTCTAAATCTACGGTCAAACCTGTGCCGGAACCTGATGTAGTTGTAGCTAAATTTGTTTGATTTGTAGCGCCACTTGTACCATCATCAGTAATTTTAGCTACAGTAGAAACAACCTTGCAAGTTGTTTTGTCTTTAGCGTTCCACATGGAAATGGCGCTACCTTTAATGACGCCCACATATTCTTCATCGTCATCACGTTTGATGTAGAACCATTTCCCATCATCATACGTAGTACCACTACCAAGGTTGATAAGATGTTCAAACCCAGGTCGTTTAGTCAAACCATATGTAGCATCAGGAAATCCGTTGTAGCACTCACGGACTTGACCTGGCAACATTTTATCATCTGATTGTTTAGAGACGCCACCAAGGTAGCTGTTGATCCGTTGAGTAACTGAAGCCATTTATCGATAAAGTGCAGTGTACGGTTTGTAGCCAGTGTAGGTATTAGTTTTACCAGAGTGACCGAAGTAAGTATAGTCACCTTGATTACACTCATACTCCATCGCCATTGCCCTTGTAAACGCTTCTTTCTGTTGAAGGATCTGATACTGCGTACCGTCTCCTACAATGCGACTGGAGACCGTAGAGGCTGCTCTGGCGGTGATAAAATCAGCAATAGGTGTGGGAATATCAACCCAGTCAAATAGCCAGGTAATATCACACTCTACTTTGTCAGTAAACGTATAGGTGTGGTTAGCTTTGTCGTACAGCTTACCGCTACGTCTGATAACATCTTTATCCATGTTAGCGGCATTGTGACTCAGGTCAATCTGCAGCATATTATTAGGAATAAGAATTTCGTTGTTATTGTCAGGAGTCATTTCATAATGGTACTCCTTGTTGAATGACCAACCCTCCGCCTGTACTTCCCTTGAGACTTCAAGCAAAGTCTGGTAAGCAATCGCAACGTCCGGGTTGGTTTGATCTAGGGTAGTAACAGGCGCTTGCCCACATGATTGCAGAATTTGATTTACAGCAGGTAGCTCCTGCGTTGCATTAGTGGTAGGAAAAGCCATTGAGTATCATTCTCAGTAAAGAATTAAAAAAAAGGAGCCCCCGAAGAGGCTCCCGTAAAACGCATAAAAATCAGAATGCAGAAGGTGCAGTAGCACCGACATACAGCTCAACAGCTGCAGCAGGGTTCAGGTAGTCACAGCCACAAGCCAGACGACCCAGCATCACATCACCCTGGTAGATGACGGACACATCACCGCTGGTGACTTGGACCTGAGGACCAATTGCTTCGACCATACCGGCTGCTTCCTTCTGGAAGATCAGACCGCAGGACTTAGCGCCAACTTCAGCAGCAGTACCGTAATCGTTGTTGATACCAGTCTGAGCAGTGCTAGCATCTTCCAGAGTTTCGCCCACGAAGGAACCAGTCTTACCAGGATCAGTCACACCAGTAGTACCACCATAAGCAGTACCATACTTACCCAGGAAGGGGATGTTCATGGACTTGTAGATCTTGATACCAGCGATCTCGATGATGCCTTGACCAGACTGCAGAGCAGTACCT